AGCATTATAGTACTCTGCAATATTACCTGTCTTCAGCACTTCCCTGTATCTTACTTTATCCCACTTATCAGCCTTCCAAAAACCAGCCACTTTAGCTGCAGCAGATACTACCTGCTCTGGTATCTCTTCAAAGGAAAGATACGGAAGATTCATTGACATAAGCTGCTTACACGTATCAAGACCTCCATCAGTTATATTGATATCTAGTACTTGAAATCTCTGATTGAATTCATCCCAGCCTCCAGTGATTATTGAATCTACAGCAGATCCTAGTGTTAATGATGGAGTGTCAAGCTTGTCAAATAAATGGTCAAGTCCATCAAAACCAAGTCTTTCATAGGTAGAGAGTGTAGAATAGCTTAAAAATGGATCTGCACGGTAGGTTTCTTCTGGAACTTGCCAGCTAATATCCTTTAATTCCTTCTCAATGGTCATGACTGCTTTCTCCTTTCAACATACCACTTATACAAAGGCTCTGCAGCATTGTAGATATCCTGCAGGGCATTCATCTTGATAGGAAATATCTCATTAGGGGAAGTCTTGCTTCTCTTCTCAAGGTCATTGAACTCTTCCTCTATCACTGGGAGGAAGTCATGGAGATACTTAACGAACTTTTGGATTTTTTCGGTGGCATTGCCTACCTTAGAATAGCTGAAAGGCTCGTTAAGGTCTGTTCTTTTGTACGTCTGAATACTCATAATGTCTTAATTTAAGTTTTTAATGATTTCTATAGCCTGCAGAAGCTGTTTCTTAGAGTATATCTCAAAGAATATACTCTTAGGTTCATGCTCTTCAAGCCATGCCCTAAATAGTTTTTTGTAAAGAAAGTACCTATCTGTCTCAAGGCCCTTCGATTCTATGATTACAAGATATCCTTTGTATTCAAATACAAAGTCTGGTGTATGCTTAATGCTTATCATCTTCTTATCGTTAAGCTTCAGCATCCTTGACACCTTGTCCTTGTCATAAAAGGGAACAGTAGGCTTCATACCTTCCCACAGAGTAAAAGTCCTTGGCTCATACTCTACAGGAAAGCCTGCTTCCTTCAGAGTAACATAGGTCATCTTTTCAAGCTGTGACTTGAACTGAATTCCCTGATACTCCAAAGGATGGGCATTCTTTACCTTCTTATTTTCCTGCTGACTTTTTGACATCCTTCTTAGGCTTTGCTTCTACCAACTCTATCAAATAGGCTACCTTCTCTAAAAGATGCATAAGCATATCCTTCATATCCTCCTGATTGCCAAGGATATCCTCAATAGCCTCTTCAAGTTCAATGTCTCCAAAGTCAAGAGTATCTGTCTCTTCTTCATCCCCTTCAACTTCTCTTACTTCAATGATGTCATTTTCCAGGAGAGTATCTACAAGCACAGGAATAAACTTGCAGTCTAAATGATGATGGGTAGTCTTGCCCTCTTCATCCTTACTTGAGAAATCCAACACAATCTGGTCTCCAAATTCCAGTACATCATCTGTACCCTTCATAAAATACTTTTCCATAACTCCTTTATTTTATAGTTAATATTCTTTGTACCATTCTATCTTACAGCCATTCTGCTTTAGCAGGATGTCATTCACCTCATTCCAGATGTCAGAGGGCATTCTGGTATGGGTTCTTGCATAGTAGGAAGGGTGTCTTATCCTGATAATATGATTTGAACTTTTATCTATGAAGGGTTCAAATGATTGGGCTTGGCTGCCCATCAAGATATACACTATTCCTGTAGTTTGTCTGGATAGATTAGTAAGAAAGGATTTTATGAAATACTTCCACAAAGATATATGTGAACCAATGATTCCTTTCTCACAAGAAAGTGCTGTATTTAGTAACAACACCCCCTGCCTTTCCCACTCTTCCAAACTCTGGTCAAAGTTAACTATTCCATGAGGAATGGTAAAGTCAATAACAGATTCCCTTAGAATCTCTAATGAAGGGGAGATTTTAGCTTCTGGAATATCTGGAGAATTAGCAAAAGCAATACCAGTTGCCCTAGGTTTTCCATCTATATAGTCTGGATATGGATCCTGCCCAAGTATTACCACTCTTAATTTCTCAAGAGAGCATAGTTCAAAGGCTCTATACATATCTCTTGGCATAGGGCAGACAGACACTGGGGAAGAAGCCAGAAGCCTAGCCTTATATTCTGCTTCCTTTATGTCTATCACCCTACACCAATCTCCAAAGTATTCTTCGATAGTCATTAAATATCCTTGATGAATTTTCTTGCAACTTCAAGTAATTTGTCTGAGACAGTCTTATAGTCAGAATAGCTTTCACGATCTCTGATAACAACACTATATTCAGGGTTTTTCTCTGGACTCATTATACCATCATAAAGAATGGTCTTCACATACTTGGAATCAAAGCCATCCTTATCTGTATATGGGATAATACAACCAGCATAGTCATACTGGGCAACTCCAATAGGAAGGTATGCACATGTTCTGATTTTACCATACTCTGCTGAAGCCCAAGGCACTGCAACTACATCAACTGGATTTACCAAGCATACCAAGCCTGTATCACCAAAATAGTGTTGCTGAAGCCAGCTTGTACCTCCTATATGTAATCCACTACTACATTCCACACCGCTGTCATTGTTACAACTACTTCTAGGAATGGAAGTTACACATCCAATCTTAATGGTAGTTGAATGGCTATGATGGTCTGTATAGATAGTGTCCTCAGGAGTTTCTCCAAGATACTTGACATCTACATTCCTATAGCCTACAAACAATCCAGATTTAGATATCACCATACCCCATTTATTCAGGAATTTAAACAAATTCCTTCGTACAACTTCATCAGGATTGAGAGACAGAAGAGTCCAGAAGTTTGCATAGGTCTTTATGAGTTCATCATCACCGTTCTTCTCTGCTTCAAGAATCCTCTCAGCAAGCTCTGGAGGAAGTGACAATGGAGATACATTCTTCCAATACATGCTTACTTCATCACCTCTCTTCACAATTTCAAGTATCTCAGAAGACTGTGCCTTTTCAGTGACTTCTACAAAGTAGGTTCTGTAAGCATCTTCCTTGTCAGGCTCTTCAGGAATAAGAAGATTTATAAGCTCAAACTCATTATCTTCCTTCTGAAATTCCTTTACTTTCTCAAACATTTCGTCAGTACAATCTGCTGTCTGAATAACTCTTCCGTCAGAAAGTACTGCTGTCAAGCTGTTCTTACATCTTATTATTCTCATATTTCAAAGTTTTGAAATTATTTCTTCTATCGGTCTGATTTTCTCCCTAAGCAGCTTAGCACAACATTTTAAGTCAAGTCTTATCTTCTTGGATTTTATCAATTTGTACCAGAAAAGGTCACTATTATAGCCGTAACAACTGTTTATAAGGTCTATGTATGACTTAACACGCTTGTAGGCACCTATTATCTGCTTGTCATAGTTCTCCTCTGGAACAATATCAAGGATGGACCTGTCCATACTGCTTCCTGGACTATATTTCTCACTCATTCTGTTAAGATACTTGAAATCTTCCACAATATCTTGTGGTATCATGTAGAAATATGACTCTGATACATAGCCTTGTGAACGAAGATATTGTATAGTGGCATACCTGCAAAGATGCTTGTCCGTAGGTGAATAGATACTTTCAACAGGCTTTACCCATTTAGGGAATAATCCCTTCTCTGCAAGCTTATAAGCACCTTTTGCAAGCTCTACTACACAAAGATTTGGGTATTTTAGTCTCATAAGACTGGTTGTGAAAGGACTATTCAAAGGAGCATATACTATTCTAAGTTTCCTATTGGACCACTTTAGCTTTCTTATCAGCATGTCTACCGTTCCAGTATATTTCTCTTCCAAAGTACCACCATTATAGATATGAAAGATATATTCAGACTTATCCTTCATGTTCTGGAAAGAAGAGACTTCTCTGTTATCCTTCTTATACTGCTGGTATTCTTCACTGCCTATAATATCCTTCTCCTCAACATATTTCTTATAGAGATTAGAGAGTTCCCTTATTACCTTAAAGAATATAGGTGTCATGGAAGTAGCACACAAAGTGCCACAATGTTCCCTGTGCAATGCCTTAATCCATCTTAAGGTAGGTTTAATCTGGTGTGTGATAAACACTTTGTTAAACCCATAGGTTTCTCTGATGAATCCGTCTATATACTTTCCACTAAAACCTGCGTAACTTGGAGCAGCTATGATTTTCCAACCATCCCTAGCACGGTCAAACAACTGTGAAATACGTAGCTTTGTATAACTTTCACCTCTTCTCACAGAGCTTCCATCATAAACAAGAAAACCATTCACAAACCTATTATAGAATGTCTGAACTATTAATCTCACATCCTTTGAAGGAAAGCCCTCAAAGCCGTTGTACTTGAAATTGTACGGAAGCCTTCTGCTCAGATCTATAACATCTTCATCTAAATGCAATATGTTATAATAGTGGTTACATATATCATCCGCAAACTCTATGAAGTCCTTCTTTTCACTACTGCACTGTATATTCCAATACTCAGTAAGTTCTGCAATAGTAGCTTCAAAAGCCTTTGTAAGTGCTCTCTTAGTTCTCTCTGAATATAACAGTTCCTCTCTGTTTGGAGTAACATCTACACTGCCAATCTCTACACATGGGCGTACTGTGTTAAAGGTGTCTTTCCAAGAATCATTTACAGTATCTGAGGCAATTTGTGAGTAGTCTACAGGATAGAGTATATCTCCAACCAACACACCAAACCTATCAGTATAAGAGCTGAACCTTCCGTTTACTATGCAAGTCTTGAAAGTCTTATATGCATGGATTTTCCTTTTATTGAAATCCTCTGTATCTGATGTATTATAATACAAAGACCGTCTTTTATCTTCAATGTAGATATTCTTGATGAATGTCAGACATCTGAGATCATCTGGTGCTATCTTATCAGTGTAAGGTATCTTTACTTCTACACCATTCTGCTCATCAGTATCCTTCTCAAACAGCAAATCTATATGAAGTTGGTCTATGTCCTTATTCATCACATAGTAATAAGCCTTACCATTATAAAAGCTTGTAACATTAGCTAAGTCACTGACACTCAGGCAACTAAAGCGACCAAGACCGAAAGACCCTATATATTCATTACTTTCTCTCTTGGTAGAACTTCCTATGTTTATGTAAATCTGCTCAAATCTCTCTGGGGATATGCCTGTACCAAAATCCCTGATTGCAATATCCTTGTCTGTAATGGTAATTATAATAGGCTCATCTACACCAGCTTCTTTGTGCGAATCTATGGCATTGCTTACAGTTTCCCTCAGGAAGGAAGACATTGGGTGAGAATAAAGGTTTGATGAAAGGATGGTAACAATGTGATTGATATTCCTCTCATCTATGCTTACTTTATATTTCTGTACTTCCCCAAGTACAGCTACTTCACTTTCATCTCTTTTTATTATCATCTTATGTCAATTTTAAGTAATAAAAAGGGGATGCACCCACACAGTACACCCCCTTCAGTCATGGCAACAATCAAAGTTTTGCAAGCAGGGAATCAAGATTTCCTGTATCCTTCAGAATACCAAGGAATGCAAGGCATGCTCCCTCAAGAGTATCTACAGACTCTGTAACAGGAGTTTTTGCTTCCTTAGTATTAGCATCCTCATAAGTGCTGATTACATGTACAAGCACTTCTGTGGAAGTCTGGGTAAAGTTTTTACCCGATACTTTCATAACTGCATCTTGGAGATTATACTCCTTAATCTTCTGATAAGCTTCTTTTCTATCCATAGTACTATGTTTTAAAAGTTATTAGTTCCAGTTAGCTGCCTCGTCATACATTGGTTCTGGTGTAGGCACTTTGTCTACATCAAAGTCACTGCCTGCTGTGGGCATATCCTGTGCCTCAAAAAGTGGATTCTGTGCATTCTTGAACTTCTCAAACTCTTCTGGATTCTCAATGAAGTGCATGCACTGCTCTGAAGTAAGCTCAAAGCCACAAGCCTTCTTAGAGGTAGTCTTAGCAAAGATATCCATAGCATCAATCTGCTCATTAATCATCTCAATCTCTCTCTGTGCATCCTTCATCTTCTGCTCAGCCTTCATTCTCTTGTTAATCAAAGGCTTTACATTCTGATAACTACGCTTGATAGCTGCTGTCATAAACACGTCCATTCCAAGGACATTTAACTTCTTTTCTGCCATAATGTTTTAGTTTTAATTAGTTGAATAGTTTTTCTAGTTGTTTGAATTGTTCTTTATCTTTAAGTGATTTATAGTAGTCACTCAAATCTTTCTCAGCTCCTAAATCAGGCACCACATTAATAAAGCCTGTCTTTTCTGCCAGTTTTTTGCCATCCTCAAGACCTGGGGCATCTGTATCAAAGCAGATAAACACTTTCTTGTATCTTCTCTTTAATTCATTTACTGCTGTATCAGACATCCCATAGCCTTCTCCTTGTAGGCATAGTGTAGGTATATGAAGATTACACGATAGGCAAAGCGCATCCTTCATAGAAGAGCATAGTACTACCCTATCACCATATTCAGGTATCTTGGTCCACAGTCCTACTATACTGGCATCCATCTTAGAACACCACTTGAAGTCTTTGGAATATGGCTGATAAATCTTGATTGAAAGTCTTCCCTCTTTCTTCTCTACAAAGACATAGGCAAGTTTGTCTGCTGGAAAGATATAGGTTTTCCCTTTATCATGGGGATTTTCCTTCTTAGTGACAATCTTATGGCTGATAGGCAGTATTCCAGCATACTTTAACCATTGCTTCTCAACACCATAGTCAGCCCAATATTTATAATCATAGTCCCTCCAAGGTCTTACTGCCACCTGTATCTGGGTAAGAGTATCTGCCTCCTTTCTGGTCAGAGTCCTAATAGCTTTAGGTTTAATATCTATAGCATCCTTAGCTATAAATAGGCTGCATATCCTATCCAAGCACTCCTTGAATCCACAGCTCCAATAAGCACAAAGAAAATCCAGCAACCCATAATGTTCCTTTGTTGCATGGTCTTTCAGATATACATGCCCACCATTACTTACATAGATACTCAGTGAAGGCTTCTTGTCTACCCTAAGAGGTGAGCATATAAGACAAGGAAGGGACTTAATTTCAGGGAAGACAGAGGCTATTACCTCTGCTTCACTGTACTTGTTGAAAATCTCTGCTTTAGATATACTTGAGGAAGTCTTACCTATAACCATAAGATTATCATTTAGAAGGGTTAGTTATTCAGTTTTTATTCCCAAGGAAGATCACTGCCAGTATCTTCTGAAGCTGTTGGCACATTCTCCAGAGGAGTTGGCTGTATGGTATACTCTGTCAAAGGCTGTACCTTATATTCTGTTGTTGCAAATGAACCATTAGCCTTAGAGTCTGCCAGCCTCTTTGCTAATCTCTCTTCTGCTGTTGCATTAGCATTATTGCGAAGGAAGAACTGCTCTCTTGTGCAGATTGTCTGATACTGCTTGTTATCATCGGTAGTTCTCACACCATACAGCAGTTTGACCTTATTGTTAGGCTGGTATGCAAGAGCTTCTCTAAGCTCAGAGAAATCACCCTTGAAATAATCCTTAATGTGCTCTAAGGTAAACTTGCCTTCTGCAGCCTGAGCTTCTGGCTTTCTTACCCACACACCATTCTTATACTCATAGGCACTCTTGACACACAAGAAGTTCTTCAGAAAATCAACCAAGGCACACTCACCTACACAAGCAATGCGATAGTTTGTAGAGATTCTCATTTCAGTACCATTCGCATTCATCAGCTTCTTGTGGTTCTTTACATCCTCAGTATCAGCCCATACAAAGTCACCATACTCATCAATAACCTGCACTTTGGTCTGGTCCTTATTGTAAGCAGCAGCACTACGCAAGGTAAACATCAGGCGATTGGTAATCTCAATACCATTATTAGCTTCTGGGTCAGTTCTTACAATGAAGGTAATCCTTGCCTCTTTGCCATTATCAGTATCAACTACATATTCAGGCTCATTGGCACTCTCAAAACCCATCAGCTCATCAAGCTGCTTCTTATTTGGGTTTACTGCCAGCACCTTTGAACTGGCAAGACCTACATACCTCTTGAAACCTTGAGTCTCTGTAGATTCCTGAGTGCCACCAATTACAAGAAATGAATAACTGTTCTTTAACTCTTCCATAATTTTAAATAAATTAAATTGATTATAATTAAACGATTAATTTCTTCATGCTCCTAAGACAGTAACTTCATCCTCACTCGGAATGGTAATGATATACTGTTTCTTAGCTTCATCATAGGACACAATGCTTGTAGGCAAGAACTTGGTAGTCTTGGTAGGATTACCCTTATAGTCTATTCCTGGTTCTACTACCTTCTTGATAAGCTCATCAACACATACACCAAGCATATTCTCAACACCTTCACTAAGTGCATTAATTTGGTCGGTATATTCATCATACTCCTCTTGAAGCTTATCAATCTTAGCCTTTACAATAGCTCTTCTGTTCTCAATAGGGCTACATGCCTGTGCCACTCTCTTCACAGCCTGAAACTGTGCTATAGATATTCTCTTCTCCATAATTACTGCTTATCAAGGAAAATCTGTGACATATCTACTTTAAGATTTCCATCTGGGTCAGACTCTGCTACTATAAAGGTTTTCTCTCTCAGATGAAGAGGTCTTGAGCCTCTGATAGTATTATCTCCACCTTTAAAAGTAAGCAAGGTCTTATTATCTTGTCTTGATACATACCCAATAGCATCAGCTTCACCACAGATAATATCACCAGTCTTACCAGCCAAGTCTACAGCCATCTCAGTAGTCTCTTCCTCATTCTTCTTGATTTGCTTATCCTTCACATGACATACAAGGATAAGAGTATCACAAAGAGGTCTGAACATGCCTACCATTTCCTTAAGAGCGTTCCTCATGTAGAGATAACCAGCACCGTTTGGGAGCTGTCTTACATCAGCTTTTGGATCTGGTATACTCTTTCCATTAGCATCCTTAAGAATATTCCCAATCTTATCCTTCTTAAATCCCCAAGAAGCTCCCATTGAAGTTTGGCGATATAAAGCTGCAGCATAGGGAAGTGACATCTCTTCAAGTCTTGTAGCATTATCAATAGTGATAAATCTATAGAAAGGCTTTCCATCATTTTCCTTATTCTTCTTTTCAATAGCACTCTTAATGTTAAAAATATCTGCAGCATTTCTTGCCTGTACACACATTACATCAAGAGACCTATAGCCATCTTCCAAATCAATGATAAGATTATTATCCAAAGATGCCATAAGAGATGACTTACCACTCTTAGGCTTACCAAAGAGAACTAACAATCTTGGATTGTAGTCAGTTGCTTTCCTACGTTCAGTAGGCAATACAATTTCACTCATTTTAAAACTTCTACTCTTTTAATTGTTATGGACTACAAATATACCCATGAGAATATTCATAGGTAACTTGCTTTTAATTACTCTAAAAACTTTGAAGGATTTTACTTAGGACTTTCAAGTTTTAAATCTTTCTGTGCTTGTCTGCTGTCAAGAAACTCTGCATATTTATAGTACTTTTCAAGAGCTTCTTTTTCTTCTGGGGTTGGTAATTCTTTAAATGTACTTGTAGCACCATCAAAGAATAAAGCTGTGAAACACCCTCCAGCTCCATAGTCTCTGTCTTCAATAACTTCAAAGAATCTGCAATAATCTTTCAAACGTGAGATATCATACCCTTTATAGATTTTCTCTCCAGTTTCCTCAAGAAATTTAGCAGGCTTATAAAGTCCCATTAAGCAATTTAAATCTCTTGAAGTTGTCTTTGCATCTCCTAAACCATCGGCAGTAGGCCTCATTCTACCCAGTTTGATATTTTCTATGCCTTCTTGTGCCTGAGCTTGATGTTGAATAAGTACAAAGATGTAATTAAGCTGTTTCTTAGCAAGTATGCCATCTTTTGATACCTTTTCTATAGCTTTCTTAGGAGTCTCACAATCTTTCTCAGTTGATATATTAGCCGCATTATCAAGTATGATTATTCTATACTCATCCTCATCATCCTGAGTATAAGGCTTAATAGGGTCAAGCTGTCTTTTGTCCTCGAAGTTATCACTGGCTACATCATCATCTCCCTCTAAATAGTTGAAATGCCCATGTTCTAAAGCATATTTCCTGTAGAATTTTCTGATGCCAGTTGGATTCTTGTCAGTATCATTGAATATAACCATATCTTCATACGCTCTGATATACTTTTGATACCTTTCAGTCTCAAGTAAATCATATATCCTAGGATCACAAGGGTGGTCTACATTCCTAAGTTCTCTTGTATCAATATGTATCTTGTCAAGTCTGTACAGCAGATGGCACAAAAACTCATTGTACTTTTCTTTAGCAGACATTTCAAGGGAAAAGTAAAGAACTTTTACTTTTAATTCAGGGTGTTCCATCATATAGAAAAGAGGCTCATAAACAAATATATAGTCTGCAAACTTGCTCTTTCCAATTTTTTGATTTGCGGTGATAATCAAGTATTTACTCTGCTCAACGCCAGGATACACCTTTCTAAATCTTTCAAAAGGAAAGGGCAGACAGTTGTATTTACCTTCTAATATCCTCTCTCTTCTTTTCTTATTTTCCTCTTGAATCTCCTGAAATTTACTCATGATTCCTTCAGCAGTTTTTCCAAGTGACTAAGCTCAGTAGTCAGTAGTCTCTTATACTTGTTATAGCTTCTGTTCAAACTGGGCTTGTTGAATTGATAAATAGTATCCACTGGAGACTTGCCTGACAGAAGCTTTGAATAGTAAACACACAACCTCTTACTGAGCCTAAGCATAAAATCATAGAGCTTAATTTTTGCTCTGGCTTCTGCAAGCCTTGCACCAGTTTCAAGATTAAATTCATCTTCACTGTTACAAGTAGCTATTCCTATCACAGTAATAGTGTAGTCTCTGAACTCTATACTCTTGCATTTGAAAATCCAATCCCACATCTCTAGTGGAATCACACCTAATGGCACTTGCAGTATACCATTCAGAGTTACTTTTACTTCATTAAAGCTGACTCTCTGTACTCTTTTTGCAGGGTCAGACTTCGTACCTTTAAAACTTACTTTCAGCATATCAATAGAATAAAAAATGCATGTAATCATTGTTTGGATCAGAAGCATCAAGATATTTCTGCATGATTTCTATCATTTTTTCTACAGAGTACCCAAGAGGCTCAAGACTTTCAAGAATATCCTCTTTTTCCCCTTCATCAAGAGAATCTATCGTCTTAAGTTTTTCTATGCCTTCTTTCCATTTCTTCTTAGACTCTTCAAATTCCTCATCATACATATCACTATTGTCTATACCAAGACAATAGAGAAAATCATGTAGTTCATAGATCTGCCAGTTAAAATACTCTAAATTGGCATAATCTACTTCATATTTCTTTGCTACATGTAGCCTATTTCCCATATTCAAATCATTTTTGTAAACCAATCATCAGAAGTGGTAACAACCCGCTGTCCTTCCTCCTTATTTTCAAGGAAAGTTTCTAAATCAGATACTGGCTCTACATATCCAGTGCCATCTCCTTTAGGCTTAACATCATTTTTCCAAATAAAATACTTTGCAAGACGCATCTTTCCATTATAGTTACCATTAAATGAAGCTACATACCTTTTAGTAGCATCTATTATATCATCATCGGTGACATTGTTATAAGAACTATTCTCATAAAATCTTTTCAACGCTCCTTTGATTTCAGTCTTATTACATCTATAATAGAAAGCAGTCTCTCTTCCAAACCTATCTCTCATCTTCTGTTTGGGGAAACACTCTTGAATTCTAATCGCTAATGCCAGCAGTTCATCATCAGTCTTTTCTATCTTTCCAGAAGAATCGCACAAAATCTCATCAATAACTTCAGACCAATGTTGTGTAACATAGTATTTGCCATCCTTAAATACCAGCACTTCCCTCTTGAGAAGATTGTCTAGAGTCTTTTTCAAATCATCGGCCTGCCTGACTGCAAGAGCTATCAGAAACTCTTCTGCAGTCATTTTATGTTTTCTGCAGGCCTTATCATCAATAGTAAACTTCATAGTTCCTAATCATAAAAGTCATCATAGCCATCATACATTTCATTCTCCTTGCTGAGGGATATAATGAACTGTATGAAGTATCCAATCGTAATTGTTAGTACAAATAAGCCTATTAGTACCAACACCAACACTCCCAAAATCTTAAATACCAATGACATATCAAATCTCCTCTACTGAATGAATAGTTCTTATATACTTCTTGTCAAATCCTTCGGTAACCTTCTCTATAAGCTCCTCTTCTCTTGTGCCTGTATAGTAAGGCATAATGATAACAGGTGACTTATGTCTTAATGATCTACCTATTCTCTGGACCTGTACAACCTCTGAAGCAGGCATATTAGCAAAGATCGCATACTTACAATCTACAAGGTTTGCATTCTCATTAAGAATGTTCACAGCAGTAATATGCCTTAGTTTCTTCTGGTTGAACTTCTCATATACATCATCAGATTTAAGATTCTTAGAATGAATGCAGTTCTTACCAAGAATCTCACACTGCTCAATAGTCTTACAGAAAGTAATAGTACGATATCTATCCAACTTCTTTAGAATACTAAGCACAAGATTATTCTTCAGAGAGGACAGGTACTCTAGTCTCTTGCCACAATGATAAAGCCATATAGTTTCCAAGGCTTTAGACCTTTTTCTCATATAGGCATTCTTTTCGCTAAGTATCTGAGAGTTTATTTCCATTAGTTTCTGCTTTGGGGTACACTTTACAAGGACTTTTACTTTCTTCTGAAACTTATACTTCCTGATGTCCTTATAGTCTATCTCCACAGCAGGGCCAGAAACTTTTGGATTGAGTACCAAAGTCTCAGTAGCAGCAGTATTATCAAGGGTAAGAGGCATCAGCACTATCTCTGGCTCTGGAAGTATCTCATCTTCTATAGCCTCAATGATATCACATGAAACAACCTTAGAGTGATACTTATACCTGAAATACTGCTTGAGATTTCTTGGTATGGTGGCACTAAGACCAAGCATATAGCCATAGCCTACAGTACTGAATAGCTCAAGCCTGAGGTCAGAACCTACATGATGTACTTCATCCATCAGGAGTATGTCAAATTTCTTTCCTTGATACTTCTTGAGGGATTCATAGCACTCGATGGTAACATCTGCATTTACTCCTCCCCACTTCTCCATCTCATCTCTCCAAGTCTGCTTATGAACTCTCTTGGCTACCAGCAAAAGCATAGTAACCTTCCTATTCTTGTAGTAGGGAGAAGCAGCAAGATAATTTACTATGTCAAGTGAAAGCTTGGATTTACCATACCCTGTAGGCAGCTCAAGTAAGATACTGTTGCTTTTACCAAGAGCTTTTAAGCACTCATTATAAACTTCTTCCCTAGTCATGCATCAATAACTATTTTAATAATCTTATCTGCCCTATCAATGCGAATACCTAAAATATCATACTCTATTGGGTTGTCATGGTCATCATACTCTGCAACAACTGAGACATCATAGTCATCACACTTACCAGCAGGTAATAATTCAATCAGTTCTTCCAGTGTCATAGTCAATAGAATAAAAATTGAACATATTTCTCATCGTCAGGAGCACTCTGACAATCATCATCCACCACATTACTCAGCTCATAGATACAGTCACTTAGTGCATCAAGATACTCTGCACTGTATGTACCTCTGTCATTAAGCCTGTTCTTCCATTTACTGAGCAACAGGTTTATATCCTTAGTCTGTACCATATCAGCCAATAATGTTTTGAATAATCTTAACCAACTTATTCCAAATACTGGCAGTACTTGATACTCCCATACCATTCTTCCTATTGCTGCTCACATGCTTTGGAGATGCAGTAAAGAAACACATATTAGCTGGATCCTTGGATACCTTTGCATACCAATGGGCACCTACTGCAAGCTTTGTTCTACCAGTTTGCTCTGCAACAATCAAGAAACATTTACTGAGGTTTTGAGGGAAAGCCTTAACCTGACGCAGCAGAAGGTCATCTTCCTCTGCAGTCCATCTTCTTACATTCTTCATTATTTAAAAGATTAATTATTTAATATGCCCTAAGGCATGGTTAATTGTCAAAAGAAGCTCCCCTATTTCACAACAGAGGAGCTCAATTTATTTGTTAAACACTTAATACTATACACAATCACCTTCACAGGCAATGAGTAATCTCGCTTTCAGGAAAAAAGAAAATGTCTTACGATACTGAGAATAATTAAATAAACCCTGAAAGCCATCATCCTAAAACAATCTTAACTAACAAACAACACACATATTTAACTTGTGATCCCACCAAGACTCGAACTTGGGTCTAAAGTTTAGGAAACTTTTGTTACTATCCACTGAACTATGGGACCTTGTAATAAAATCCCCACTATTTTCACAAACTGTGGGGAGTAAACTAACTCAAATATGAATCATTTCAACGTATCCTTCAACAAAGATAAATCTTATGCTTTTAGAATAAAATAACCTAAGAAATCTACTTAGGCATCCAGTTTCCTAAGGAGTGACTTCACTTTATTATGAATTAGCTCTCTGAGATCATCTGAATAATCCCCAAAAGCTATTTGATAAGCCTCATTGGTACACTCTGACATATATTTCATTTGAGCCTTAGCCTCCTTACCAAGCTCTACGAACTTATCATACATGTATATCTTATGAGTAGAATCATACTTGTGTACAGTCTGATTTAAGTCCATTACCTCTGATTCTATAATATCAGCCAACATGATGATGGTATTACATGCTACTTTAGTCAAATATATATCTTCTGCAGACATCTCATTGTACATGTCCTTCATTGACTTATTGGCTTTCAGAAGCTTCTGCACAACATCATCTTCTATTTTGATTATAAACTTTTTAAGCTCTGCCGCTCTCACATAATTCCCTTTTCTTATTGCATCTGATTCTCTATCTCTTAGGGATTTCATCTTAGGACTTTCATTAAGAGCCTTTGCAACATCTTTCTGAAGATACTCTGGCAAATCACTTATCTGCATTTTGATTATCCTTTTAATGGTTTAATGTTAATAGTTACCTTATATCTGTAATGAGGACCATTAATCATATCTTCAAGCAAATAACTGTATATCTCCTCTCCAATAGCCTTACAAGCTTTTGGGTTATTACCTTTGTCCTCTTCTTCATACACACTGCAGGCAGCATCTTCTGGTGTGATTACCACTCCATTGTCTGCAAAAGTCAAAGTATATTCAATCTTTTCCATTTATGATTTTACCAATTAAATTAGCTATTATCAGTATTATTAGAAACTGTATCATTTCTTAATAAAATATTCCTCCTTACACTCACTCCCATCAAAGTATGTCTGATAGGGGTCTTTATTAGTCCCAAGCTGCCATCTAAGACACTCTAGCCTTAGAGGACAAGCATCATAGGTACATGCTGCTATATCCTCGTTGTGATATTCTTTCATCATCTATTCCATTTAGAGTTATCTATTTGCTCTTGAGTAATATTAGCCCAACCATTATCCTTAGCTTCTTGCATTAATGATACAAGTTTTGAAGGTAATTCTTTCTTAGTACCACACCATAAATCTATTACTTTACTTCTAAGAAGCATAAGTACTTTTGTTTGGCCTTTCTTAAGTATTTCTAAGTATTCAACATGAGTCTTAGCAATATCAGCAAAACTGATTTTATCTTCTAACATTAATTTTAATATGTAGTATTCTATTACTTCTTTAGGAAGATTTTGTAGAGCTTTATAAAGTTCATCCATATCAGTTTAATTAGATTTAGTCTGTAAATTATTGATAACACTTTCTAAAGAATCTATAATATCTTCTACTGGTAAATGAGAGTATTTTTCAATCAGTTTATCAAGCTCTGCTTCAAAAGCATCTATGCTTTCAAGCTCATTTAGAAATTCTTCTGCTGTTTTCATATTTATATTATATTAGTTAAAGTATACATTAAAGCATTTTCCATACATTTATCATAGTTGTCACATGCACCGCTGCTTGCTATTAATGTGCCACCAACTGTACATACTTCCCAATGCCATCCTACTGGTGTTACATGAACTTCTACAGAATAACCTTTCTTTCTAATCCATGCACAAGCCATTTGATGAGTTGGAGCAGAATAACATAAAAATTCTCTTTCCTCTAATTCAGAATTTGATATATTCATCCATCCATTTACAATAAAAACATCATTATTTTCGGAATCATAAAAACATTCACAGGGTTCATCAAACCCTTTCTCTTTCAGCAGCTTGGATACTTCATAGCTGCAATATGCTTCTTTTATTTCTTCCATGGCTCAGAACTTGTTAAATTCATTATCAACATTTTCTATATCTTCGCCTTCGATAAATATGAAACTACGGCCATCTGAAGTCCTAATTCTAAGGCATGGTTTACCTTCTTCTGTTAACAGTTTTGCTACATACGTAATTTGATGTAAATTGAACTTGTATTCTCTCCTATCTATGGGTTTGATATAAACAAAATTTTCCATTTCTTTTATATTATCAATATATTCTGTAATAGTCGGCCCAACATCTTTGAACTGCTCCACTTCCTTCCATGCTTGCTCTAATTGCTCTGGAGTAGCCGTAGAAAGGAAATGCTTTAATTCTTCTAATAATTTACCCATGTCAATGTTTTTTTACTTTTAATTTTTCTTATTAGTGTATTAGTAATTAGTATGTTTGAAATTACAAAACAAATTGAAAACCAAGAAGATAATATAAAAAAGAAATATGTAAGTACATTAGCCAACGTTATGTTATAACCATTTTTCCAACTACAATAACATAAATACACAAAACATAATAATGATATGATAGTGCCACTTAAATAAATCCACCATTCCATACAAATTAAATTAAACACAATAATACTTGAATAATATGAAGAAACTGGTCAATATATAAAGAAGTCCAATCTTTAATATTCCATTTCTTATAAATGCCCCTGCATTTCCAATAATCAATGACAAAATGTCCTACAAAAAGCATGGCAACTTTCCACCATGCAAATAATCCAAGAAACATTAACACTGCAGAAAGTCCAAATGCCCATATAGCACAATGTACAAATAGAATGTAATTATTCTTTGATTTATATTCAGCTAAAAACGAACCCTGCAACGGGTAATCTAATATGAGATTTGATACATATAAAATTAATAGGTTTTCCATATCACTTTCTTTCTTCGTTTAGTTTCTTTAAATCTTTATATAAATCAATCAATGTTTGTCCTTGTCCTACGTAGGATATATTTCCAGTAAGATTTAAGTCGTGCAATGCTTTCATCTGCCCTTCGGTTGGCTTCCATCCTACTCTTTGTTTGAGAGATTGCAACCAGCCTATTGTAAACCAAGCATCTTCATCAATAATCATTGGTTTTGGGTTCCATTCACCAATTTCTCCATCAACAACATTACCCATATAAAGGTCAAGTATTTTTGCTCCAAATGACAATATAAGCGTTAAATCATGTTCCGCTTGCTCCAATGTTAAAACTCTATCATATCTGATATTTATGCTTCCATCATCACGCAATGGATGCCTTGGATTTACGTATTCAATACAATATCTTGTTTCCATATCTTTATTATTTTAGCTTCTTTAAGTCGTTATAGAGCGATTCCAATACTATTTGTTTAGGGCAACCTTTTTTCCAACCAGTCACTTCACTTAATAGAACTTCCATCTGTTCATTACTTGGCTTCCAAGTGTTCTGAGGTTGTACTCTTTCTTTGAGGGATTTGAGCCAATCAATATCACGTTGATAATATTGTACATCACACCCAAGATGTTTTGCTTTGTCTATTCTAATAAGTTCTTCAAGGTGCTGAATTGTTTCGTTCAACATATGCTCATCCTCTTCACTCCAAACAGATTTATGCTCAATCTTATTCAACTTCTTATTCTCAGCATCCCACACATAACCTGCATCAGTCATTGCTTCCATCAGAGTATCACGCTGTTCTTTGGTAGCTGGGTAACAAGGAAACTCATGACTTCCTTCATCATAAAATACTTTATTTACACCACAATAACAATAGGAGTTCCACGTTACTATATTTTTATCCCCTTGATAAATACCTATATTACCACACTTATCGACAAGCACATCTCCATCCTTTGCATCTTGGATGGTCCAAAGATGCACATTATCCTTGCATGAAAATGGAATACCTTGTCCTGTGTCTAAGAGGTAGGCATCATCTGTAAGTGCGATAATCTTTCCTCGACAGTAAGTGCCCACTATAAAGTCGCCTTCGTGAAACTTTGGTTCGACCTTATCGGTAGGTTTTTGTTCACTTTTGCAAATTTTTTCAGAATTAGCAAGATTTTGCTCACCTTGCTTTTCAGCAATTTTATCAAATATTTCGTCAATATCAGTAAGCGAAAACATCTTTGTACTATCATCAGAGTAATTTGGTTCGTGTCTGTTGCCACTTGCTTGCTGATAGACTTCAAGACGCATATCTTTCCATACTTCAAGTGTAGTTTTACATTGTGGCTTTTCACTTTGCTTTTCAAGTACTTTAATTTTATTGTCATTACTAACCAAAGAGAATAGCCTTTCTACATCAAACTCATCATGCCCATCCCAATGTTTTGCCTTTTCAAGAATCTGGCAATCAAACCTATCCCAGTCCTTTGCTTCATAGTGATAGGTATATGTACCATCAGGAGTGTCAATTCCAACAATAAACCAACCTCCACCAAAGCAATCCAGTCCGTCTTCATGTTTCCATGATTTCCAAGCCTTATCCTTATAAGTCTTAACCAATACGGCAAACAATATCATTCTTTGCTTATAAAGGCCGTTGAATGTATGATACCCATCAGAGAACTCACCTATATCAGGTATGTTATAAGCCTTGCAAATGTCCTCATGGGTAAGTTTGCCTTTTTTGCCTTGCTTTTCAAGCCAATGTTTTCTTTCTACTCGCATACCTTCAGTATAGGCTTTTTCAGATGCTTCTTGAATTAAGACATTAGTATCTTTTTGTTTTTCAAGCCAAGCAACATATCTATCTGTATCTTCTTGTGAAGTGTATCTCAATTCTCCTTTGAGAGTACGAATGATTTCTTTTTTTATCCTCTCATCCTCGCTATATTTGAGTTTGAGTTCTGGGAAGATTCCCACAAGATTAAGCCCAAGAACCGAATCTGGAACTTTTTCATACCTTTCTCTTGCTCTTTCAAGAGCTTCATCGTAAGCCCTCGCTTTTTCTTCAACTGTCATGGTCATTCCTCCTCGTTATCTCATTTAAATAATCATTCATCATATTATTTACCAAATCTGCCAATTCTTCAATGGTGTTTGCTTCAATAGAATTATCCATTTCAAGAGATGTTTCAAATTGTTCAATTAGTTCTTTTAACTTATTATGTTCTTCATATGCCATAGTCATTCCTCCATCGCTTTTCTAAATTCTGTAATTACATTATCGAAATTAATGTGTACAATACCAGAATATAAGATACTTGTTTGTTTGGATAGATTGTCTTCTAACCACTTACAAGCCTTTTCAATAAGTTTCTCTCGTATAGCTTCACTGCCTGCAAAATAAGCATGGTCTTCTGCTGTCTTTATTATTTCAATAAATTCTGCTTCACAAGCATCCCAACCTGCTATATAAGCTCTCTCAATATTGCTACCTCCTTCAAGGTATCTTTCGGTATTGAAAACAGCTCTTAATCTATATTCTCTTGCTTTTTCTTCTTTCTTACTCATAGCTCATATTCTTTAAGTAATTGTTTTGTAAGTTCAATGTACCTTTCTTTCATCTTATCAATGTCATATTCCTTGCCTTGAAAAGAATATACCATATACTCAAAATCCCTATCAACCAAGTCCTGACCAAGATATTTTTGTTCTATCCAATAATCAAGATGCTCCCGAAGGAACAGCCATTCCAAGTAGTGTTCATTCATAACACACCCTCCTTATGCTTTAGCTATTGAATCTTCATCTATTTCATTAGGGTCATATCCCACGCCAAAATACACTCCTTTTGTATCAAGAAGTTCAGCCAGAGCTTCAATACACTCATCCTTTATTGAGAGATTATGTGTATCTATCTTTATTTGAATTGTAAAAGTCATAACAAACCCTCCTTATGTAGCTTTAGTATCATTTCTACGCAGGCATCAACTGGTTCTTTCAATGTTATATCCGGAAGTTTATCATTAACTCCATAACCATTTAGATCATCATACCAAATTGAAAAATCCACATTATCTATGTCAATTCTTAACCTATTTAAGCCTTCTATATCTTTTGGTATTATTTGAAGCAATGCACTTAAAGACCATGCTGGAAGATCTGCATTCTCAACTTTAGTTCCAAGCCACATTTGATTTCTTGATGCATATGGATTTTCACTATAATACCACCCCATATCAGCAGATTCTAAAAGCAATATATCTTTTAGTATCTTACTCTGTTCTATATCAGTTGCTATTTTAATCATAATACAATCTCCTGTTCAATACCAATAAGTTTTAAGATATGCTGAAGTTCATGCACATATTTAAATTCAAGCCACCCTAATCCATTTGCAGGAATTAGAAATGTGTTATTTGGTTGCCACCATCCCCAAAACTTTTCATTAAGACTAAAATGCATATTGCCTTCTTCGTCTTTATCATAGGGAGGTGTATCATTAATCATTGATGCTTTAATAAATCCATTCTTCTCCAATATCTTTGGAGTAAGAGGAATAGGACTTAATAGAGATAGTCTTACCCATTCAAGATGAGTAATACGAGAATGATAGGCTACTTTCTTATTATGGATAGCAGCAATTTTGATTGACAACCCACTTGGTACAATAGAGACGTAATCTCCTACCATTAGTCCTGTAGCCTTCATAACTATTCTCCTTTCTTTGCTTTAAGTCCAAGTTCATAAAAATGCTTGGCAAATATCATCATATCATCTAAATTCATTACCGATGTGCAGTTGTCTTTGATAAATTTTCTTACTTCCTTCTCCAAATCCATCTTTTTTACTTCAAGGGTGTCTATGAAATTACGTAAATCCACAAGAACATATCTACCACTTGTGATTTCATTTGGGTCATAAGAGTTCAAAACTCTCTCTGTCTCTGTTACTACTTTATCTTTATCTATCAATTTCATAGTAATTTTCTTGATTTATGTTTTAGTTTTAAAAATACTTTATCAAGTTCATCTGGTATATAAAGAGAGTTTTTCATATTCTTTTGTATGATTTTCTTATTGAAATCTATAATGTCAATCCTGTGATGTTTTCTCTTCATACATTCCTTTAGGTGCCTTCAAGGCCAATTCTCTCTCAATTAAACCCCTGTAATCAAAGTGATGAGCATTGAGCCAATCAATACAGTCTAATAAATTATCAACATAGAAAATATTGTACCAAGGTTTAGCAATTGTTTCATATTCTATTTCTTCTTCCTCAGTCATACTTGACATTGGTCGGAGATATGGTAGAGACCTTTCTAAGTCACAAATATGTTCATAACCTTCTTCATCACTACCTTCACTTTCAATTATTGTAGTTGTCATGTTATCTAGTCTGCAAATATTATATAGATAACCTCGTTTATACCAAAATTGTCCAGTATAATTGCCATCTGAGTCTATTAAGTAATCAGCGTGTCTAACAATGACGCCATACGGTAGCCTTGTACTAAGGTCTTTGAGTAAAAGTTCTTTATCTTCTTGAGTCATAGTTATTTCTTTATAAGAATTTTATATTCTTCTCCAACATACATTCCTTGTAAAGTAACAATAGTTCCTACAGGAAGTTTCCATTTTAAGATTCTTCTTTTTATAGACTTCAAAGAAGGGCAATAAGTACAAGATGACGATGAAGCATCAACAAATTCTCCAGTAAAATCCCAAGTACCAATCTTATTTCTCTCATGCCACCACATTCCCCAAGTTGATACACTCACCTCCCAATCAGGATGTCTTTTAATTCCTGAACTGTTCCTATAAGCCATTGGATAATTATACTTACGTTGGTAATAGGGCAATTTTATAATCTTAAAGTGCTTACCCACTTCATATGTACCTTCACGACTTGGAGAACTGAACATTTCCCCCTCTTTTATCCAGTCATAGTCAGATTTCTCAAGACCTTTAATTGTCATTGTTCCATCTTCAAGAGTTATGAAATCTTCTAGTTTAGCCCAATAAGGACATTCACCTTCACCTTCCCAATTTTTTACACTCTCATAGAATTCTTTAATACGCTCTTGTGACCAATGGCCATAATTAATCATTAATTCTTTTTGAACATATTCTAAGGGACAATTCCTAATTATATAAGCATCTACATAATAAGGAGCTGCAAATACTGGATGACATTCATTTCCCCATTCATCTGGATCATCCCACCAAGTAAAGAAATAACTATATATAGAAACTTCTTTACCATACTTGTCTTTCAATTTAGGCTGTTCTAACAACCATTTCTGAAATTCCTTATATTCTTTGTAAGAATTTAAATAAATTTTATCTATTGCTGCCATAAGTCTCACGTTTAATATTCCCAACCACTTGTAGGTTTTCTGCCTACTTTAAATCCAGTTTCATCTTCATCAATGGTTTTACCATTTCTTCTAATGAACCTATTCATCCATTTCTTTAGTTTCTTTCTACTTCTTGAATAGTTATTCCAAGGAGTATCACTATTCTTAGACCACCAATATTCAAGGTGTTCTATTTGTTCCCTTATTCCTGACATAGTTTTAAAGTTATTATTGAGGGGTAGCAGGAATCAGACCTACAGCATAGATGATTATTAAGACTAACCTATTAGACTTATTCTATGCCCATCATGTACCCCCTTGAAGATTATGAGTTAAACCCAAACTCTTCTTGTAAGTCAGTAAGAGCTTTTAGACCATCAGAATAATCCCTTACTTCTAACTGAGCATCAATGATGTTCTGGAAGTTAATAGGATATTCCTGTTTAGCATTCTCAAGCCTTACCTTAGCCTCTTCCAAACACTTTCGTGTGCTTAAGATGCTTGCTTGCAATTCTAGCTTTGTTTCTTCGATTGCATACTCTAACTGGCTTTGCTCCATCTCTTCCTGAGAGATAAGTTTCTTGTTCTTGTAATCCACTTTCATAATGTAATTCTTTAGATGTTAAACTATTATTTAAATACTCTTTTGTTAGTTCTTTAGTATTTACTATTGCAGGAGTAGGCATTTTCTTACTCACTTCTATTTCAGAACCATCAATTTTTTCTAACTCATTATACCAAGTATACCAATAAGAATATCCTTCTAGAGTTTCATTCCAGGTAAACCAAGCATGTATGTGAGAAGTTAACATATACATTATGTCTCTGGAGCGTTGCTCACAGTTTGAATATGCTTTCTCTCTTGCTTGATCTGATATTCTAAAGAAATCATAACAGACTTCTGAAATATCTTTTATACCATCTGCTGATGCAGGCCAGCACATTTTTAGTTCTTTTGTTTCTTTATCTAATATATAAAAAGCTGGTCCACTAATCTCACCTTCATATTCGCCTGTAGTAAAACCATATTGTGCTAGAATATTGAGTTTGTACCTAGCATCAGTAGAACCTTTACAGTATATTTTTAAATCAGCCATAATTACACACCTATATTATTATACCACTCCTCATTTACAAAGTATGCAGAAGAACCAAAGTCATCTAATCCCTTATCATCATTAATTAGGTAACTATTGTCTCTGAATCCTTCAAGTTCCATTAATTCCTGGCTATCTGGCCAGGTGACTACTATGTATTTATCTTCCATAATATTAAATATTATCCCTGCTGACAACCCATCTTAGATTAGACACGTTGTCATCTAATTTATTACCATTTATATGTTTTATCATATAGCATTTCTTATTAGGCTTTGGCAAGAATGCATTAGCTACCAGCAAAGGTACTGATCTGTAATATGGATAGCTGTTCTTAGATAGCTTCACTGTATTGCGCCCATCATATATATAAATACGAAGTTCCCTTTTCCTACCAAATTTATAGGAAAATACTCTACCCTCAGAAGTAACGGTATACTTCTCAAATTCTGGTATTGGTTTCTCTTCCATAATCTTTCCTTATAAAACCTATGATGTGCCCTGCCACACCATAGGATTCTAATGTATCATAACCTTCGGTTTTACAATAAATGGGTGTTCTTGGCATGGAGCCACCTGCTACAACACCCTTTAACTCACAGGAATTATACCTATATATTACAGGGATACATAGGCATTGATATAGTTATCAGTCAGGGGGTTATAATTAATCAAAGCGGTATTTTAAGTTAAACATAGCCTGCTGATAACCTTATATATGTAACAAAGGAAAGTTCCTTCTACTTCTTCGCTTCAAAGGTAGGTACTTTTGTGTTGGATCCATCAGACCTAAGTTTTTCCTTTAGGTCATAGTTAATGTACTTATACCTGCCAGATACTGTCATGAAGCAAGATGCTACAAGCTTATAGTGTTTCATCACCTGCCTCCTTTCTTTTGCTGAACAAAGGACTGAAGCAATATGCAGTTCTTTGTTGCTTTAACTGTTCATTGACTATCTCCCTCATGGGAGCATTGAGTTCTTTTCTAAAGGCAATGAACACCTTGCCTTCTCTCTTCAGCTCTTCCTTAATGTCATGGAGAGCCTGTGTCTTTGCTGATTGTTTCATAAGATATTGTTTTTAAGATGGTAAAAAAGTGGGGGTAGTAGGTGTAGTTATTAATAACCACAACCACCACTCCCCTACTAACCCTTTAAATAATAAGTATTGATATATACAGGTATGCAAGTACTACTATGCATAACACTGTTCCAAGTATAATGTCTTTCATTATATTGCTCTCATCTCTATTACTAAAAAAGAAATAGCCAATGGAGGAAAGACACGAAGTGTCTAACCCTCAAAGGCTATTCTTAAAATTTATGCTTCTACACGATAGATATCAGCATCACCAGCTCTGCCAAGCGTCAATAACTTAGCATTATTCAAATCCACATCATCACCTACTGCAAGAGATGAATTGGTACTCAATGGAATGAATGTCTGCCCACCAGACTTCATAAAGAAGCACACACTGCTTCCATACTGAGAATCAACTACCTTTGCATGATCAACTGCATTAATTTCCTCTGGACTGAAAGCACGACTTACCTTAACTGCCCAACTGCCTGCATAAACACGAAGAGAACTAAAAATGTTCATCAAATTCACCTATGCCCTTAGGATTTATTTTGGTATCTGGCACACCTGATAAATGTTAATGTTAATTGTTGAATGCTATTGCTTTGACTGAGAAGAGGTAAATAATTATAGCTCAATCCCAAGCCAAGGCAAAGACAGAGAAGGAGTGATTAGCAAGTCTTATAAGAGGTATATAATAAGAGATTGCAGTAAGGAGATAGGAATATTAAGATATAATCAATTGTAGCTATTATATGTTACAATTGCAAGAAAAGTTGCAGAAAAATGCCGTTTTGCCTAAATAAAACTTTGAAAAAAGAGGTAGTTTTCTGGTAAAATCCATAAAGAGTATGTGAATCTAGCAAGTAAGATGTGTTATTATTAATGAGATATATGTATTTTCTACCCCTCCCACTTTCTCCCTGTTTTTGAGGGTAGAGGTATATGTGTCTGATAATCAGCATGTTACGCTATTATCATCCACTATATTTTTAAAGTCTTATTACTAGCACTCTATAATGTTGCCATCTTTTACTCTTAAGTGTTATAGACATTTAAGCTAAAATGTCATTAACATTTGAGCTAAAGTGTTGCAAACATTTTATCTAAAAAAGTACTACCTTTTGAAAAGTTTCTGCAGGTACTATTACTATATATTATATTATATAAATTAAAAGAGAATAAAGAAAGAAATATATATATATAAATATATATATAAAGAAAGAAAGAAGAGAAAGAGGGAACTACATTGCACTTACAGGAACATTGCTCCTACCTCATACTTTAAAAAAGAATAGCCAAGGGTAGGATTACCCCTGGCTTATCTCTATTTAGCAGGACACTCTGTAGATGTCAGTTTCTCCCTCTTTACAGAGAGTGACTAACTTAGCCTTTGAAAGGTCAACTGTATCCCCAGTTGCCTTAGAGCTGTTCTGGTCCAAAGGTATAAAGGTCATACCTCCAGACTTCATCATGAAACATACAGACTGCCCATACTGGCTGTCAACTACTGTAGCAGAACTAACTGCTGCAATTTCATCACTTGAGAAAGCTCTACGTGCCTTCTCACTCCACTTACCTGCATAAACTCTCAATGCTGAAAAGATGTTCATAACTTATATCTTTTAAAGGGTTATGGCAATATCGCCAGGACCATAGGAGGAGTGATTAGCCATTCTCATAGCTTGCACCTGCAATGGTGACTTAAAAATAACTCTATGGCTTTGTTGCTCCAGCCTATAATACCTTGCTCCTACCTTGTGACTTTAAAAAAGAATGGCTGAGGAGATATATGCCTCCCCAGCCTTATATAGTTCAGATTATATTCTTACTCTGTAGATATCCTTCTCTCCCACTTTGGAAAGAGTTACAAGCTCTGCCTTAGTAAGGTCAACTATGTCCCCTACTACAAGAGAACTGTTCTGATCAAGGGGTATATAGGTCTGCCCTCCTGAAACCATGAAAAAGCAGACAGATAACCCATAATTGGATTCAACTACTTCAGCCTTAGATACAGCGGCAATCTCCTCAGGAGCAAATACTCTCTTAGCAGTTTCATTCCATTTACCTGCATACACTCTTAAAGCAGCGAAAATATTCATAATATACTGAGCTCACTTAAAACTGAGGGCATAGCAATGCTCCCCAGAACCTCTAAGAGCCTCTGGTTTTTAGTTAAATATATTGTTTGATTATTAGTTAAGGGAAGTAATAGGGAGTAGAATTTAAATCTCTACTATGCTGACAACTTTATAGTCAATAACACCTTTTTCAGTAATACCTTTAGCAAGGTTCCAAAGCTTCTTAGCTTCTTCAGCCTGCTCATTGAAGAGGTAATCTCCAAGAGATAGCCTGAGATTAGTTGTCCATCCATCAGAGTCTCTAACAACTTCTGAGATGAAACACCCATCTTCAGTCCTTCTATACTCACCCAGATATACACTGAGTGTCCAAAAGTTCTCTCTGTCCTGCAATGCCTTATCAAGTACTATAGATTTAATTTTAGCTATTTTCATAATTACTAACAGTTTATAAACATTAAAAGTTTTTCTTCAAAGATTCTAGAGCTTCAAGCTCATCATCATAGTGAGGATATTCTATAGGAACCTCTTCATCTTCTGAATCCTCTCTTGAATTTCCATACAATAGAGTATCCAGCTCAGGAATTATGCAATAATCTACAATGACTTCACCATACTTGTGTAATGCTCCAGTTTCTATATATGTGAATATTCTATTCTGAGCATAGCAGTAAAGTGTGTCAGTCATAACTCCTCCTGTACAAGGAACTTTATCTATTACAACAGCTGTTACTTCAACTCCATTAGGGGCTGTGAATTTAAATACATCATTCTTTTTCATAATTCTAATGATTAAAGTTTGTTAGTTAATTCAGTTAGTAACTCTTCAAGAGACATAGCATTAATTCTATCCTCTTCTATCTCATGCAGTGGTTCATACTGCTCATGAGGAGTATTCATCCACTCATCTTCAACTTCCTGCTCACAGGCCTCCTCATATTCCAAATAATAAAAAGCATGATACACATCACTATGAGGATCATAGGGGTCATCGTAACTGCAGTTATCATAATCTGGCTCAGGTTCCCAATCGTCATCTTCTGGACAAGTATATCCTCCCCAAGGAGACTTTTCAAGTACAGTCTTTTCTTGAGTATCCAAGTGTACTACAGATAACATGTAACTGCCTTTATATTCATCCATAATCTGATTACATAGGAATGCATAAGCATTTTCCCATGTGGAGAAATAGTAATCTGTATCCCATGATGTATGCTCATAATCAGCACCATCTTCTTCATGGTGATTTACGATGTAAATCTTTTTAGTTTTCATAATTCTAGTTATTTAATATTTATCTATTAACCTAATGTGCCCATTGTCTCTCAACTTTTGTAAAGCTGAAAAGCCTTTATCTTCCTTATCGCAGAAGTGTTCAATCCAATCTGTAACCTCTCCAATAGTAGCATTCTCATTCCAGTCTATTGCAGCTGGAGGAGACTGAAGTTCATTCTCATCAAGTTCTGCCAAGTCTTCCTTGACCCAGCACCAAGCATAGCTCATAAAGCAAGTAGCATTCCTAGCCACTGTTAATGTTTCTCTGAAATCTGCCATATTATCTATTTTTATTTATAGATAAATTCTCTGGATGCCACTCAAATATAGCATAAGGGTAATAACTGTCTGAATGGTCAGTTCCCACCTTAAGAACTATTTCTTTGGTTACAGCATCTCTAAGAATCAGTATATCTCCCTCACAGTGATAGTAGTTATCTTCATCATCATAATTCCAGCTATCATATTCAGCAATAACTGCTTGAGGTGAAAACCTGTTGAGTATCTTATAATCCCCAAAGTTAGTTTCATAGAAACAACCATAAGACCTGTACCCATCATAAGGGTCTGTATAAGATATATAATGCTTGCCATCTATAATAAGAGCAATAGCATCTTTATCTTCAGCATAAGGGTCATATTCCAAATCAGCAGGAATAATAACTTCATCTATTCCACTCAGATAGTGGAGACCTTCTGTAATAGCCCAATCTTTCATAATCCATAGTATTTATTGTTCAACTCTATTATTCTCCAATCATGCCTACCAGCCATAATTTTGAAGGTGTAGGCAGCACTGTAAGTAGGGAAACTCCTGAGAAGCTTCCCTACTGAATCATAGACATAGTATCTCATAGTATCTTGATGTATTTATTAAATATGTCTGTAAGAGCACTAGGTACAGTATTACATGCAGGAACAGTTCTGAACTTCTTATCAAAGAATCCTGTACCACACCAGTAAGCTGGATGTACCTGAAATCTGACAATAGTCTTCTTGCCATCAACAGTATCCCTCACATCACAAATTCTAACAATATCATTCTTTTCCCAGATAACTGAAATGTTATACTTTGGTAAGTAGAAATCTACTACAACCATACCATTCTCAACCATAATGTACTTGCAAAACTGCTTTCCATAATTCTTAGTGTGTAATACCATTTTCTTCATAATTGATAATATTAATAGTTAAACATCCCATTCATCACATGCTTCTTCAGGAGTCATGTTCAGAACATCCATACAATAAATCACTTCTGCTTCTAGCCCATATTTACTGGCAAGTGCAATAGCTTCTTCTCTAGTCATAAAGTTTCATAATTATATTAAAACCATTTCCTTTCTCCATATACTCACTCCATGTAAGAGTGAGCTTATTACCAAATACAGAGATTACAACCCTTGTAGGCTGCTTTTCCTTCTTAATTCTTGGTCTCTTAACTCTAGCACCAGTAATCTTAGCACCACTATCCAGCAAGTCTTTAATCTGCTGGAATTCCTCATGAGCCTTTCTAAGCTCAGACAGTCTGCCTTCTAGGTCAGAACTGCCTACTCTAATTGACATTCTCATTTTATTTCTGATATTATAAGTGTTATACAACTAGCCCCAATCGCAGCAACTGTGAATAGAGCATAAACATTCTCAGTGAACAGCATAGCAGCAAATGTTGCCATACTGCCAGATACAACAACAGCTCCCCTAAGGAGAGCCGCTGTAAGTTGTTTATTAGTAATTATTTTCATATTCAGTTTATTTGTTTAGAATGGTAAATCAAATTCTTCTGGTCCATGACCATAACAAGGTGACACAGGTTCTGGAATAACTTCTGGTACCTCAGGATTGGTAATATCAGACCAAATGCGGTATGCTTCAAGGAAAGTGACTCTGTGAGCCACTTCCTCAAAATCTACACAATCCATAGACCCCCCATAATACACTGGAAAGGGAATAAGTTCTATCACTCTGAAAGAATGATCTTCAGTATTATACTTACAGTCAGAGGCATGCCATGCATATCTGCAAGCATTCTCCATTTCTTTGATAGTTGGAAATGTTTTCATAATCTTATTTATTTATTAATAACAATAACAATATCTTCTATCCAATACATCTTCATGTGTAATATGAAGATTAGGATCAAACTCTAACTCATAGATGTAGTCATAGAACAGGTCCTCATAATCAGCCAAAGTCATCTGCCCTACCTCTTCAAGATTGTCAAGAGTGAACCTATTAATGCCCGATAATACCTTAGCAACCTCTAGGTCCTTCTGAGACTGTAAGGATCTGTGATTACTCATTACAATAGCACCGATGAATATCCCAGCACACAGTACTAGAATGTTCTTGATAATTTCTCTTGTTTTCATTTTTACTTTGATATTACTGCTGGTTCTCAGCAGGTTCTTAATTGTTGATTCCTTGAATGAATGCAGCTGTAACTGTTGCTGGTGATGCATAGCTGTAGCTGCAGCAGACATTGATGGAGTGTAACTATTGCTGGAAATCAGCAACCATTACATGACCAGGGGGGATAGTCCCCAATCTGCCAAGGGCAGGGGGAGGTAGTGTATATAATCCTCGTCTTTTATATACACACTATACTTTTGGAGATAGGCTCTTCTTTTTATGCACACATTATAGATATAGGTAAAAAATCTCTAAAAGATAAGAAGGGAAAGAATTGTAAGTATTTGATAATAAAGGAATTAAATCATTTTCTACTAAGATATTTGTGAAAATAACTATGCTATATCATAGTGAAACTAACATATATCATAGTGGTTCTAATATAAGAACTTAGAAAAACTTTACATTTTTTAAAGTTATTCTCACTGAAAAACTTAGGATGTTGGTCAGATAACAGCCCATCTGTACTTTTGCTTTGGAATTAAAAACGCAATAAGTATGAAAAAAAAATTTATTACAGAAAAAGATGAAAATCATGCAGTAGTGGACATTAACACTGGAGAACTTACTGAGTATACTCATCTAAGAGCAGTTACTCTTGATGAGTTTATAATGGTGTTTTTTGCCAGTTATCCAGAGCTTTACAAACTAAACGGAGTGCAGCTGAAAGTACTGATGGGATGTTGGAAGTACTCTTCGTATAATTCTGCAAACTATGCTGAAGGTAATATAGTCCACAACAATCCTTCATTTAAAGAATTCTGCAGACAAGACGGACTTAATACTTCAGATGCCAATATTGACAATGCCTTCAGTGCTTTGTGCAGAAAAGGGCTGTTAATTAAAAGATGTAAGGGAGAGTATCTTTTGGATCCAAGATATTTCTTTAAAGGAAGGCTATCTGAAAGAAGTAAAATACAGTACACATTTGTGGTTAAACCTTCCAAGAAAGAGCAAAATGAGTAACAGAATACAAGAGCACAATAGAGAGATAATGAGAAGTGCCCAGCATAGGTCAGCTGAAATGGATGCATGGCCTTCTCCTCTAGAGGAAAGGATGAAGGATTTCTTGGATAGAAACTGGATTAAGTATGAATCTCAGAAGATATTCTACATCTATGCTGACGATGGATGGATAGTAAGATACTATATTGCAGACTTCTTCATTCCAGAGGCAAACGTAATTATAGAGGTGGATGGTAAGTTTCATGATAAGCATAGGATGCATGACAAGCAGAGGACCAAGGACATACAGAGTAGCTATCCAGAAATACAGGTACTTAGGTTCAAATGGAAAGACTTATCTGATGAAAAGAAGATGAGAGAGTTACTATGCAAGATTTCATAGGCAATGTTTGTGTTTTACAACATATTACTAATCAGTATATTACAGATTCAGTCGGTAATGTTTGGTGCATCTTAAGATAAAGAGTATCTTTGCAGTATCAACCAATAAGACTATGAATGAAGGGATTAGATAAATACATAGCAAAGCACGGTAAGCATTTTACTGAAGAGCTGGCTTATAAAGCAGCTGGCTCAAAAAGATGGACTTCAGCTGAAATACACAGAGCTTTACAGAAAAAGGTATATTACAATGTTTCAGGATGTACTTCTGATGACATTGCTTATCTTGTCAATGGAATGGGCTTTACTTCTAAGAGGGATTTCATCTCTTTCTTGATGAGATGCATATTTTATGAAGTGGACAGTTCAGACAGAAACTTTGATATGTGGGTGACAGCAAATAAAGACTTTGACTTTACACCTTATATATAATAAAAGAGGGAGGCTTCACAGCTTCCCTCTTCTGCTAACTAATTAACCTTAAAAACTCAACATTATGAAAAACGCAAGAAATTAAAAAACAACTAAATAACAATTAAAAACTTATCAACTACCTGATCGTAATCCAAATATCTTCTCCCTTCTTATAGGCTGCATACATCATATTGTACAACCTAAGAAAGTAATCCTTTGACTTTGTGATCATACCCTTTACATCATTCTTTCCCACAAGAATACAGCCATCTGTATCCTTACTTGTATTTCCAGGATGTATCAGTACGCCTGAATAGCCTGGGACATTCTCAAGCCTAGGCATCCTTGCACCATGACAGTTACTTACATACCAAGGTTTGAGGCTGTACTTTGGACTGATTATATCCATTCTTATCTTATAGGTTCCTGTTGGAATTGCAGTGATTGCTGCAAGCTTTATTTCCTTGATTTCACTAAGTGACATTGGCTGCTTAAGACCCCTGTCTGTATCCTCCATAGTATTGCCGAAGAATGCATCATTTACATACATCCTTCCAATGGTGTATGTATCTTTCTTCCATTTCCTATCAACAAGTATCTTCATTGATCAACCTTATCCTTTATTATATCAAATATCTGCTTCTTGAGGACTTCTATTTGTTTTCTTAGGTCTTCATTCTCAGCTTCCAAGGCTTTAATTCGCCTATCCTGCATCTCAAAAGTATCTTCCACTACCTTCTTATAGAGTTCGTGGGAGGTGTTCATGTTTTCAATTTTCTGTGATTCCACTTCAGCAATATATTTTTTCCTAGTAAGGACAAAGGTAACTACACTTGCTAATATGCCCAGTAATGCTATTACAATCTCTGTACTCATAATCTGTTGTTTTTATATAGCAAAGTTACTTTATGGTACCACTGTAGCCGTTTATCTAAAGATTCCTCTAAGGTGTTCTATGTAAGGTATTTATTGCCATTTGATATGGCGTATAATTTTTTACTTTTGTCATAAACTTACAAAGAATGAAAAAGACACTGATAATCATAACGGTTGGGCTTGCAGTAGCACTTGCAATGGCTATGAGATATATTAACAAAGTAGAAGAAGAATGGAAAAGGGAAGCTGCCAATACTAAGGCTTATAGCTCCATGCTGTCAGCTTCTCAGGATGAAAATACGTCATTGCAGCTTACTGTAAGCCAACTGAAATACTTCAATGACTCTGTGCTTGTTGAGCTTGACAATGCAAGGAAAGAACTGGGCATAAAGGACAAGAACCTCAAGGCACTCCAGAAAATATCGTCAGACTTCAGAAAGGTTGATACTCTGGTATTAAGGGATACCATCTTCAAGGAGCCAGCCTTTGCCTTGGATACTATATTTGGTGATGGTTGGTATAATGTAGAACTTAACATGAGGTATCCCTCAGAAGTCATCATCACTCCAGAGTTCAGAAGTGAGAAGTATGTGGTAGTCTCCTCAAAGAAAGAAACGGTCAATCCCCCAAAGAAGTGTTTTTTCCTAAGGTGGTTTCAGAAGAAGCACATTGTCACTAGGGTTGATATCATAGAAAGGAATCCCTATGTGGAGAATCAGAATGCAAGGTATGTTGAAATAGTGAAATAAGGACATTTCTCTAACTTTTTGTCATAATAGATAGCTATAAAGATTAATAGTTTACTCCTCTTGTCTGTGAAGATCAGAGGAGTTTTTATTTACTCTCAAAAGGGCATCTACCACAGTTTCATCAAGTAACTTTGCATAGACTTTCTCTGTAATTCGTGTGGAGGAGTGCCCACATATCTTGGACACTATCTGCATGTCCACTCCCTCATTAAGTAGCAATGTAGCTCCTGTATGCCTTGCCCAATGTGTACTTATAGGCTTATCTATTCCTGCAGCCTGTGCTATCACCTTCAGATAGGCATTGTAGTTTACGTTGCTTATTACAGGTAGTTTATTGTTATACTTCAAGAGTATCTCCAAAGCTTCTTTCATAAGGGGAACTACAAAGGACTCACCTGTCTTTTGTCTTTTGCCTGTATATACCTTCATGCCTTTTACTTCCTTTATCTTTCTAAAGTCAAATGTCTTGAGGTCTGAATAGCTAAGGCAGGTATATGTTTGGAATACAAACACATCCCTAGTTTTCTCAAGGGATTTGGTTGGAAGTTCTACGGATTTTATCTTATAGAATTCCTCTGGAGTAAGATGTTTTCTCATGATACTCACCTTATCTCCTTTGTCTATGCTGATCCATTTGTATGGATTCCTTTGTAGCAGCCCCTCATCAATGGCATCCATGATAAAGCTGTTTAGGAACCTGTGATAGTTATTCCATTTGCTATAAGGCTTCATACCTTTGGATATTAGGTATTTATCATAAGCTATTATACTCTTTTCTGTTATATCTTCAAAAGTCCTTATTATTCCCCACTCCTCGAACAGCCTTATAAACCTGTCATATCTTTCTCTGCTATCCTTGGTTTTACCATACTTCCTTATGGTAGCTCTTTGCTTACAGTATTCAACGAAAGTCTGGCTGGATGTATGGAGTTTTGAGAGCATCTCAGGGATTCTTGCAATGTCTATATAGCCTTCCTTCATCATGGAGAGTATAACTTGCCTTATGTCTGTAACCTGTCTTCCAATGGCCTGATTTAACTCTAGTGCCTCTGGAGTATTTATGATAGACTCATTCTTCCAGCAGTTAGGATACACAGATATACCTGTACTAAGGTATACCTGTCTTCTGTTGTGTGTTATTCTTATCTCTATTATTCCTTTCTTGTTTGAAGAGGATTTCTTTCTTCTGTCAAATACAAGTGCTATTTGAGGTAGTTTGTTAATCATTGTGAAGAATGTTTAAATTAGTGTTAACAAGATAAAAACTGCTTGAAAATGTATTACACTTCTTCAAATATACTTCAAAGGTGTAATACATTTGTAATACATTTTGAATACATGGGGACACCTCCATAAACATGGAAGAACAAGAAAAAAGAGGAAATTCATCACAAATTCCCTCTTTCCAACTTATAACCTTTTTAAACCTTTTCTATCATCGCGGAAGCTGGGGGATTGTGACTTAAATTCCTAATATCTTGTGTAGTCCTCTGATGTTTAGATGCTTATATTCTTAATACTATAAGCATTCCTTTCCAGCTGTAATAAATTAGTAATACTTTCATGATTTGTTACTGAGTTAGTTTGTGGCAAAAATACAACCTTATTCCAATAAACAAAATACCTTATAGAGATTACAATTCTTAAAAATAGTTAATTTCTAAAATCCCTATTGAGAATAGTAAATAAATTATTTATCTTTGCAAAAGAGAAAAGTTAGTTATCTAACTCTCTGTAAACAAACGATGTATAATCAATAGTTATAGTTTTACTTTAAATAAAAACAGACATGGTATCAAGGATTTCAAAGGACGAACAGCAATGGCAAGCTGAGAGTGATGCACAGACAATGGCACGCTATCAGGAGATAATGGGAGATAAGAATCGCATGAACAGGGCTATCAAGGTAGCAAGGCAACAAGCTGCAGATCTTACCAAGAGAGCCAGTGCAATGCAGAGTGTTGCAAGAACCAAAGCTACAGGGAGGAAGAAGTGATGAAGAAAGAACTGTGCATATTGCATACAGACTCCCTAAGAGAGCTTGTTGAAAGAGTGAATTCTGAGGGTATACAGAGGGAAGATGTGCTCAAGCTCTATGAGCAGGGAGGAACATTCTTTCTCTTATATTATAAATAAGGTGTAACTTAAAAGTCAGTACTATGTCTGAACAAAGGAATACTGGTAGCTATGACGAAGAGCCTGTTGAATATTGTTCAAAGTGCTACTCCCTTAAGATAAAGTATGAAGATGCCATTGACTCTGACTGCTGCATGGACTGTGGCTGTTCAGATGTACTTACTACTACCATAGACAACTGGGAGAGGCTTTATGAGAGAAGGTATGGCCATAAATTTGTGACAAAGACCAATGATCCAAGGAAGTCAAACTACTTCAAGGCTTCAGTGGATGAACTGAAGGTCATGGTGTACAAGTCTCCTATATGGAATGTCATCATAAGGAATATGTACCAGAAGTTTCCTGGGGGTCTTGGAAGGGCAGATGCTGTTATACTGTTCTTCAACAAATTGATAAAGGATAACAGAATAGATGAACTAAGAATGTATTTATGGAATAAAAACAAGGAGAAATATGGAAGATAAGAAGACTAAGATGAAAGTGGTAGACAAGGAACCTACACAGAAGCTGACTTATGAGCAGCTCAATGAGGTGGCAATGAAGCTCTCTCAGGAGAATCAGTATCTCCAGAAGGCATTGCAGCAGGCTTCAAGTACTGCAATGTTCAAGAGACTGGACTACTTGTTTATGGTGCTTGAGAATGCAGACAAGTTTGATGCAGAGTTTGCAAAAGCTTGTGCTGATGAAATCAAGGAGGCAATAATTATTGCCCCAGAGGAAGAGAAACAAGCAAACTAAGTTACTATGGAAAGCGCAGGAAAGGTAATAACAGGTGAGGGCAGGAAACTGCAGAAGCCTAATAATATTGTGACTGTCCCTGCAGACCTGAGCAAGGATTTCTTCAGGAAGTGGTGCATCTTCCTAAGACCATTCATCAACCTTACAAACAGAGAGATTGATGTCATAGCAAGCTTTCTGAAGCAGAGGTGGGAACTCTCAAAGAGAGTGCAGGATCCTGCCATACTTGATGCAATGGTCATGAGTGATGATACTAAGAGAAAGGTAATGGAGGAATGCAACATTACCCTTAAGCACTTCTATGTGGTTATAAGCAACCTAAGGAAGAACAAGGTGCTTCTGGGTAATATCATCAATCCAAGGCTCATCCCTAATATAAGACAGGATGACAATGGGTATTTTCAACTGCTTATACTCTTCAAGGAGAACCAGCCACAATGACACTTGATGAAATTATAGGAAAGGTTGCAAAGGAGACTGGTCTTACTAAGAAATTGGTCAACAAGGTGTACAGAGCCTATTGGAGGTCAGTAAGAGAGCATATAGTATCCCTGCCTTTGAAGGAAGACCTCACAGATGAGCAGTTCATGGAATTACAGCCTAATGTGAACATTCCTTCTATAGGCAAGCTGCATGTGACTCTTGACAGGTATAAGAGAATGAAGAAGTATAATAGTATAGTCAATCAAATAAAACAGAATAGAAATGTTGCACATTAAATCAATAAAGCCTTTGTTTACAAACCTGATTACCACAGGTGATAAGTTTGAGAAGGACATGTATGAAAATGGACTTATAGTAGCCAACAAGGGAGACCTCAAGCTCTGGCAGAAAGTACTCTATGTAGGCTCTATGGTAAAGGACATCAATGTAGGTGACATGGTGATGATAAACCCTGCAGACTACATGGTAAAGAAGTATTCACCCAATTCAGTACAGAATGACTTGGATAATAATCCAACCATCAGGTGGAACTTCAATTGGGTGACTGTGGATGATGAGAATGGTAAGCCTCAGGAATGCCTTATGCTCAAGGACAGGGATATACAGTTTGTCTTTGAAGGTGAGGAGAAAGATGAGCCTACCATCATTACTGGTGAGAAGAAGATATTGTTGAATTAGTTGGTAATAGTAGTAGAAGAATTGTTTGGATGTGGGCCTGGGTCTTTATAATGAAGGCTCAGGCTTTTTTAATTTTAATTGCTATGAAGTTAATACGAATTGAGAATTATGAAATAAAGATAGCTGATGAGGCATTACTTGTAAAGCCTTTCAGAAAACTGTGGAACCAAGATAGGACTACTGGTAAGGAACAGTTCTACAAGCAGATGTCACTTATCTATTTTACCTATGATCCTACCAGTAACTACTCATATATCATAGATGAGAAAGAGAGAATGAAAGAAGTGATGGCTCAAGAGGGAATTACAGACTTTAAGCCTTCAGCTGATTTCAAGGCTGCTGTGGAGATATACAAGAAGCTTACTATAACTACCTCTACAGAGCTTCTTGAGGATACTAGGATGAACATCTATAAGCTTCGTCAGGCTCTTAATAGTGTGGACTATATAAACCTTGATGAGAAGGATAAGGTAGCTGTCATCAATACAATGACTGCTGCTATGTCAAAGATGCCTAAACTTATTGAAGAGCTTGCGAAGGTAGAGAAGGCTGTAGCCAAAGAGCTTGAGGAGCAAGGCAAAGCAAGAGGTACTCAAGAGTTAACAGTTGGTGATATATGGGCAGAACAAGGCATTTAAGGTATTGCATAAGAGGAAAATAGTTAGTATATTTGGCGAAAATATTACTATATGACTACATGGAATGACTTATCAATAAGAGAGAAGGCAGAGATGATGAGGGCAGCTGTAAGGAATGGCATTACTACTTTGCCTGAGATTAGGGAAGCCTATAATAAGTTTGCTGAAGGAGGAAACACTGATAATAACACTACCACACCATTTACTCCATTTTTGAATGATACTCCTATGCAAGCTGCAATGAGGCAGTTAAATATAGATTACAGCAAGCCAGAAAATAGGGCAGCTACCTATAGTGCTACTCATCCTGTAAGTCCTTCCAACGGTGGGTTTATTGCTAATTCTGATGGTACTTTTACCAAAGTTAATCCAAATTCAGCTATAAGAACTATGGCAGAACCTGCAGCAGAAGTAGCAAGCTATATGCCTGTCATTGGAGATGCTATGTATGCAGGTGAAGTATATGATGCAGCTAAACAAGGTAATTATAGTACTGCTGCTGCTCTTGCAGGATTAATTGCATTGCCTAACTTCATTGAGAAGCCCCTTAGGAACTTAAGAGGTACTATCTCTAAAGCACGCAACTACCTCAACCCCTCCTTAAAAGTTCCAGAAATGACAGATGCTTATATAATGAAGTCCATTGGAAATGCGTATCAATATAAGAAATCTCCTGAGTATAAAGATCTTGTGAAGAGAGCTTCAGAAGAATCTAAACAAAGAGGGTTTGGAGAATTCTCAGAAGAGCTGTTCACAATCCCAAATGAAGAATTGCCCAATGTTACATTCAGTAAGAGAGATAAAGATAGCTTTGGAGGATATACGCCTGCAACTAATACAATAAATTTAGATAGAGCTCAAATAGTAAACACAGAAACTCCATATCATGAAGGACTACATTGGCAGCATATAGGAGAGCCAGAAGGCCCTAAATATAAAAGGTGGACTAAAGCATCTGATAAGCAGCTACCAAACGATGTAAAGGACATGCTATATGATGAGTATTATTTTTCACCTGAACGTACCCAACGGAATAATGCAAGTAAGTATTTAAAATCAAAAGTTGATGATATAGTCAGAGATGACACCCCTAAGAATGCAGAAATAATGAAACCCAATGAGCTTCATGCACATACTGCAGATGCTGGAAGGGCAATAGGTTTAAAGCCTTTTGAGCCTTATCCAACAGGTTTATTTGGAAGAATACGTGTAAACAATGCTATAAAAAATTCCATGAAAGCCAATGACCAGTTAACAAATTTAAAAAGAAGTACTGATGAAGATAGAAGAAACTTCTGGGCAGCATTGACTCAGAATTATATACCTGGTATTGGGCTGACCATTGGTACTACTAATATGATATTCCCTAATTCAAGTAAAGATTAAGTATTATGCCATTTCGTTTAATTATTAAAGATAGACGCGCAAGGAAAATTTTTGAAGCCGAATTGCATAGAAGAATAGAGGAAAAGCTAGATAATTATCCTTATGAAGAGGACTGGGGTAATTCTTGGGCTTCTTTAGATTCTGCTAAGAAGGCACAATATATTGAAGATGTTCAAAATCTTTTATATCCAAGCATAAAAGAAAATGTTCTAAAAGAACTATTTGAAGAGAAATTTCTAGAGAAATGTACTAAACCCAAAACTAATAGATTCTTTAAATTCTTGAAGAACATATTATCCTTCAAAAGCCAACAGAAAACTAATAACAAAGACATTTCTCCAAAGGGACAGGTTTAGGCTTGCCATTTTATTTTATATATCCTTCAAAAGTGATATGTTATAGTAAAACATCATACATTTTAACCATATCTTGAATAGACAAGAAGAAAGAAATAATAAAGTGCATGATTATCAATAGCTATTAAGAATTTCTCCTAATTTATAGATTAGATTACCTAATTTATAGGTTAGGAACTATAATTTATATGTTAGGTTTAACCTTTATTAACCACGTCATCATCACATCCTAACTTTTTTATGTATTCCTAATTTTCAATATTAGTTTCTTGGAATTTCAAAGGAAATTTATTATCTTTGTTTCTATATAAAACTATACACTATGGCAACTAAATACATTACAGAAAAGTCAGAAGACTATTCACTAGTAGACAATCAGACTGGTGAAATATTGGACTTGAATATCACAAAGAAAATTTCTCTCGATGAATTCATCATGGTATTCTTCTCAAGCTGCCCTCAACTTATGGAACTCAAGGGTAATCACCTTAAAGTACTTATCTGCTGTTGGAAGTACTCAACATATAATCCAGAGAATGAAGAAAAAGGTAATGTAGTGTATACTGGCTCTGGTTTTAAAGAGTCTTGCAGAGAAAATGGTTTAGACATCTCTAATGCCGCAATAGACAATGCTGTATGTGCCCTCTGCAAGAAGGGATTGCTTATAAAAAGGTATAGAGGTGAATATCTGCTGAATCCTCAGTACTTCTTCAAAGGAAGATTATCTAGTAGAAGTAGAGTCAATCTGAATTATGTAGTTAATCCTAAAGAATCAGATGAGTAACTATCTAAGCACTTTCTTTAGGCTGTTGTAACCTCTCTTACAATAGAGTACCTTTACACAGGATATGCATTAGACCTCTGTGAAGAGGGGGGATGGTGTCTTTTTGGTCATTACAATTTTATTTTTACAAAGGGTGTACCTATTCAGGTATGCCCTTTTCTTGTATCTACCCATTAATAAAATTAGATAAGATAAGCAGTTTCCTTAACAACATGGCTGACATAGACACCTTTTGTACTTTCGCTGTTAGATAGATATAAACGATAAATATATGGCATATAATGCAATAGGTGGATTTCCTCGTCAACAGCTTTCCTTCAATAAGAAGAATAAAGCTTGGCGAAAAAAGGTGGTGGATTTTGGGGATGACCATAGTCTTCTACACTACCATTTGACTAGGAAATCAGTGTTTGCCATGAAGATTAACTACGACTTAATCAATGGTACACTACACATGTCAGACTTAAGGATGCTCCTTAATCCCTATCACATTGATGCTTCTTTCATTCCAGATGCCATACAACATTACTCTGTGATGAATTCAAAGCTAGAGGTGCTGCATGGAGAAGAGAGCAAGAGGGTATTTGACTATAAGGTTATAGTCACTAATCCTACTGCTGTCTCTGAGGTAGAGGATGAGAAAAACCAAATAGCTGTAGAAAGACTGCAAGAATTAATTTCTGATGCTTCAATGTCTGAAGATCAATATAACCAAGAGATTCAGAGGCTTTCAGACTACCTACAGTATGAGTATCAAGACAAGAGGGAGATAAGGGCTAATATGCTTCTCAATCACTTCAAGAAGGAACTAGAATTAGACCAGCTTTTCAACAAGGGTTTTGTAGATGCATATACTGTGGGTGAAGAAGCCTATCAGGTGGATATTGTTGGAGGTGAGCCTACAGTTGAAAAGATAGATCCTATGAAGATGAGGGTTATCAGAAGTGGCTACTCACAGAACATAGAGGATGCTGATATGATAATTCTTGAGGACTATTGGTCTCCAGGCAAGGTGATTGACACTTACTGGGACCAGCTCTCAAAGAAGGATATTGAGGCTATAGAGAATGCCCCTGACAATATGGGCAGTACTTATACAGACTCTATGGATAATGTAGACCCAAGATTTGGCTTCATTCCTAACTTGGCTTTAGACTGGACTGCAGGAGATTCATTCATAGACCCTCTACACCTGTTTGATAATCAGATAGACACTACCCTACTCCCATACGACCTTAATGGCAATATCAGGGTACTTAGAGTGTATTGGAAGTCAAGAAGAAAAATCAAGAAAGTTAAGAGCTATGATCCTGAGACTGGTGAAGAGCAGTTCAATTTCTACCCAGAAACTTACAACTGCAAACCAGAGCTTGGTGAGGAAGAACAGACTTTTTGGGTAAATGAAGCATGGGAAGGCACTAAGATTGGCTCTGATATCTATGTAAACATGAGACCAAGACCTGTGCAATATAACAGGCTTAGTAATCCTTCAAGATGCCACTTTGGTATCATAGGTTCCATCTACAATGTCAATGGTAGTGTCCCCTACTCTCTTGTAGACATTATGAAACCCTATGCCTATCTGTATGACATCATACATGACAGACTCAATAAGATACTTGCAAAGAACATGGGTAAAATTATCAGGTTTGACTTTGCAAAGGTTCCAAAGGGTTGGGATGTAGAGAAGTGGATGTACTTCCTCAATGTCAATGGCATAGCTGTAGAGGATAGTTTTAAGGAAGGTGATGTAGGCAGGTCTACTGGAGTTATGGCTGGTGCTATGAACAATAATTCCAATGG